AGCATCTTCCATGCCTGCAACTCTAAGTTTAATTATATTAGTAATTTGCCATTGTTTTTGATCTAATGCTTTTGTAATACCGAGCCATCTGTTGCGAAGTAAGGCAAATTCGTTGATAATCTTTTCAAAATCAACAACATCTGCCTCTCCTTCTACAAATTTTTCACAATCTCTCGAACTCAACGAACGTTGATAATTTTCAAGGTACTTTCTAAAACTTTGACTTTTTAGTCGTCTTAATTCTATGTTAAGATATTCTAAAATTGCTTCAATTTCTTGAAGTTGACTAAATCTTTGTTCCACAATGCCGGGCATACTCGCGGCCGCCCTTTCAATATTACCCGTTATACGGACTTCATCTTTAGCCGCTGTTAATTCGGCATTAAAGTATTCCACGGCATCGGGAATATAAGAAATATCTTTAGATATTTTAGTGTACCAACTCATTAAAAGTCTAATTCCTTGTAATCATCATCATCGTCATACTCATCTTCTTCGTCTAAGTAATAATGAATAGCTGAATCAAGAATGGGATCTACACCGGTAGCATTTTGTAGGACTCTATCACTGACATCAAAGTCGGCAAGTAAGTCTACGTATCTCTCCGCTACAGATTCTATCTGCTTTTTGTCAATGAAATCGCTAAAAAGCATCCAGATATCACCTATTTGTGTTTCATTAAGCATTTTCTTCAATCTCCTCGTGAATGTTTGATGTTGTCATAGGTTTGATATGGAATTTTCCCATTATCATATCTAATTTATCATCTTTCCATTCTTTTCGGTAGAATTTAAACTCTTCTCCTGTTTCTGGATCAACAAATTTGAGTCTATTACCTTCTTGTTTTAGGATTCCTTCTTTTTCAAATAAGTCAACCAAACCAGAATATGGATTCATACCTGTATCATAAGGGATTTTAATTTGTACTGATTCAAAAGGTTTAGCATATCGTGTTTTCATAATTTTACATGCTGCACGAATACCATTTACTTCTGATACCTTGTTTCCGTCTTCATCTTCCTTCAATTTTAATTTTTTCATAGCAACTACTATTGAAGATGCATAGATAAATCCTTGTCCTCCGCTGATTTTATCATCGGGATCGAACATATCTTGACTGGCGTATGTATGATTTGTTGCGATTAACCCTACGTTATAACTACCGAACATATTCACACAATTACGCACAAGTGCTGTAAGTGCTTTAGGCTTACGGCCCATATCACCTTTTAAATCGCCTGCTTCAAACTGATTAATATCTGTTGGTGTGAGTAACATACCTAAACTATCAATTACAAAAAGAACCTTCGGACGTTCTTCCATAGCTTTGTACTCTTTCATAAACTCATTAATGGTCTTAGCAACATCATCAATCATTGCCATATTGAGTTTAAGTAGCTTATCTTCGCTAGTATCTACACCAAGAGCGTGTAACCAATTCTCATCAAGAGCATTTTCACTGTCAATCAAGATAACATAAATGCCTTGTTGCTGTGCATTTTTAATTATATTACCACTACAAATGTAACTTTTACCTGCACCACTTTCTCCTGCAAATACAGTTACTTTTCCAAGAGGAATACCTTTATGAAAATCTCCGCTGATAAGATAATTTAATGTATAGTTTCCTGTACTAACCCAATCAGTAGGATCGTTAAAGCCGACACCTAAGCCATCGATTGATTTGGTCAAAGATTTTCTGAATTTTGTTAAATCAAACGCTTTATTAGCCATATCAGTTATCTAACTCCATACTATTGTATTCTTTGATAAGAGCAACTAATTCTTCTTCAGTGTTACATACGATTTTAGAATTAGCCCAACTATCTGTTTTATTTCTTCCGCCGATTTCGACCATCCAAGCATTGTCGTATCTGTTAATGGTAATCGACTCGCCTACTTTCCATAATTTTTTTGATATTACAGCCATGATTATTCTCCTTTAATGATGAAATTCGGGCATGAGAGATACTCTCAGAGGCCCGTTAACTAATTTGTTATTTTTGACGATTGCGAATCATTGCTAAAATGTCTTGCGCACGACTGTCGCCGCTGGCAGCACTAGCAACGTTTACACCTTTAGCAGGTGCAACTGGCTCGTCATCATCTGAATCTGGAGATGTTTGTGGATTACTTGGAGGTGATGCTTTTTTAATCGGATCACCGGTAGACTGACTCATACCTGCTGGAGGATAGTATTTCCCCCAACGTTCCATATCATAAGGTTCTCCTGCAACACTTGCTTCAAACATTTCCCAAATTACGCCAAGTTCTACTTCATTTGGCTTTTTAGGTAAAAAGTCTGATAGGTTGTATAAACCAAACTGCTTGATTGCATTGTGTTCTTCTTCACTTAATGGACGCTCTCTACGTGCCCATGTAGATGTAGAATAATCTGCGTATCCGCCTTTAGAACCTTTTTTCATACGGAAATCTAAACCGTGAACGTAGTCAGTTGGTAGATCTTCTAATTCAGGATCTAGTAATGCTCCTTGAATTAGTTTCCAAATCTGAGGACCGATGATAAATCGACGAATTGGATTTTCTGGTTTGTCTTCCGACTTCTCGTTCAACCCATCTTCTGTAACAAATCCTTGGAAAATATAACTACGTTTTTTCCAGTACTCTCTTCCTTTTGATTCAAGATTAGGATCCTTAAACCAAGGACGTACCTCGGACAATACTGGGCATGACTCTCCGTACATTTCCATACATGGAACTTGAACAGTTATTTGTTTTGCTTCAGATTCACCTTTAACTCCGCCAAATGGCAATTTAATCATTGCACGTTCGACCCAGAAAAAAGTATTTTTGTCGTTGCCGTCGGGTAGAAAGCGTAGTGTTGCTTCGCCTCCTTCTTTGAGGTTCCAGAATGGATAAACTGATTTATCGCTTGATTTGTTTTCAGAAGTGCGTTCTGCTGCCTTAAGTTTTGCTCGAATTTCTGCCAAAGATGCCATATTTTTTCTCCTTTATTAGCCTTTGTATATTTGCCTTTATGCTTAGAACCTACTAAGCAAAAACGCATACATTGTTAAAATTGTATGCGCTTTTATTTATTATTGCAAGAAAAATAACCGTCGAAAAGCGGTTATTTTTACCATTTTACTTCCTGAAACTAGCCAAATCTATGATTCTTGCTAAAGTTGGCTCTTGTACAAGAACCGTTTCTGTTTGTCCGGCTGGAATTTCAGATACTGATTCATTCGATACGTTTGTATCTTGAATTGGCTCTAATAGTTTGATATAATCTTTGAAACCTTTAAAATTGTAATCAGCCATAAATTATAGTCCCATTATTTTTTGCATTAAGTCTTTCATAGAAAAATCGATTTTTTCGTGATTATGTTCTGAATCTCTTTGAGGTAATGCTTGTGCCTGTGGTTTGGCAAGTTTTACAATATGTCCAAGTTCGTCGTCATTGTGTTGTACATCATGACTAGGATCTGCTTTACTAATATCATTTAAAATTGCCTTCAAGTCATCCTCACTTGCGTTAGGAAACTCCCCATCATCAAAAGATTTCTTCAAATGTATTTTAACCCACTGACCACCTCTAGGAAAACATTTATCTTCTTTACTCCAGAACCCCTCAGCAAACTTCTTCATTGCTTCGTATCCAGAACCATATTTACTCCAGCCCAACTGTTGAGCATCACAACCAGATTCTTCTATGATTTCCTGAATTGTTTTAACTCCGTAGCCAAAATCTACCTTTGTTTCAAGCGTGGCTCCTGCTGCATGTGCTTTCTTTAAAGCATTTATAATACGAGATTCTTCTACAGGACTAAACTTGTGGGGATTATCATCTAACACGTCGTCTTCGGCTACTGGCTGTTCTTCACCTGGTACTAAATTGTCTGCCGTAGGCATTTCTGCGGTAGGAGGAACAGGACTTGGCGCAGGTTCCGGAGGCTGTTCTGCACCTGCGGGTTTTTCGGTGTCTCCTACCCCAATTTTATCTAAACCTAATTGTTCAATCACTGCAGGATTAGGGAATAATTCTTTATTATCCATAATCCATGCGCCAACGGCACCTCTAACATCGACGTTATCAGGTGCATTGTGTAACATTTCTAAAAATTCAGGATGATCTATCAATCCTTTAAAATTACCTTCTGCAGTCATTCCTTTATTACCAGGAATGATCTCTGTTTGCATTATATTATTAAACTTATCAATAGCATCTTTTTGCACAGAGGTGTCAGGACTAAAAAGTGCGTTATCTTCGTTTACAATAGATTCTAAAAAGCTTTCAAAATCTTTTATTTCTGGGAATGATTCGTCTACTTTTTCGTCACAAACACATTCTTTTGAAGGACGATCACAACTATCACAATATCCGTCGTCACCTTCGTCGCCGTCAACACCGCCGCCTTCATCTAGTAAATCATCTACTGATAATTCTTTTACAGGCAATCCGTCTTCGCCAATCAAATTATAAATGTAAGGAAAAACTGATTTTAGTTCTTCGTTAAATGTGCGTATAGTTAAACGATCTACCCAATCGTTCATAATATCTTCTGGGATTTCTTTAGACTCTCTTTCTTCAAAAGCTTCTGAAAATTCTTGGTAATAAGTAGGACGCTGTAGATGTAAAATTTCTTTTTTAACTTCTTCGATACGTTCCATTACCTTGCTGGTAATATCTCCCATTGCTTCACTGATTTGTTCTTGACGGCCTACATAGTTTTTAAATTTTCGTAGTTGTCCTAATTCTTCACTTAACCCGATGATGTAACAACCAATACTGTCGTAAGGATTGCCTCCTGCTTTAATATGCTCTGCTAATGCTCTAGCACCG